GAAACCGAGGCGTTGCCGTGGTCCGGCATTGACCAGTTAATGCGATACTACAAGATTACCGTTAACTATCTGAATACTGATGATGATGATGGTGGGCAGGGTGAACCTGAACACGCTGTGCTTTTCGATAGCGGCACGGGCAATCATATACATTTCAACGGGGGGTTCTACAAAACCTCTGACGTATCTGTAAAAATTGGCGACGGGTCAAAGGCAGTCCACGACACAACTTTCAGCGGCGTGCATCTGCTTGGCGCTACGGGAGGCGTTCATGCAGTAGGGCCAACTGATCCGCTGCGGTATCGCAAGAATGTAAACCTGATCGGGTGCCAGTTCGATGGGGCATCAAGCGGATTTACTTACAAATTTGAAAACCTGTCGGACTTCGGCGTGACGGGCTGCAATTCACAGAACGCGGTTGATTATGTGCTGGTTAATTGCGACGCCCCCTACATTATTGAGGACAACGACCGCAATGTGATTTCAACCGTGGGCCACACTGTAGGGGATTTGACCGTCACCAAGGACGCCGCTGATGCCTTGGCCACAGTCGAGCGCACAGGCACGGGTGCTTCCATTTTCGAGGTGACGGCTGGTGATGCTTTTGTGACGCAAAACCTGAATGGCAATGTGATCGGGGGGACGCACCTGACGATTGCTGATGATGATGTCGCCATCTTTACGCCGCCTAAAACTGGTGGACGACTGATCCTCGTTTGCGCAGGTGACACGGCGTTCCCGCGTGAGCAATTTGGCGGCGATGCTTGGTATGATGTCGGAACATCTTTGGCCTGTTTTACGACCGGATATTCTGGAGCGGCATTCAAATGTGCCACGGGCGCAATGACTGGCACCACTGGCGTGGATTTGAACGTCACAGTGTCGGTCTACGATGGGGATATTTATATTGAAAACAGGGCAGGCGAAACGCTGACCTTCCAAGTGCTTTGCTTATAGGAGAGCGTATTATGAATGAAGATTATAAATATTGGGTGGCGATGGTGTCTGCCACAATGTGGGTATTCAACCGTCACAAAAGCAAGGGATATGTCGAGCGCTTTACCATCACAGCAATTTCGGCGGGAATGGGCTTGTCCCTCGATAGCGACCTTGCAGCCTATACGGGGCGCAGTGATCTCGTTTCTGGCACGGCAATCATATTGAGCGTCTGGATATTACTAGACTTAGCGGCTTCAATCACGGCGGATAGGGCGTCGATAAAGGAAGCCATCATGAAGCGTATTTCGGGAGGAGGAAAATGAAGCATACACAAGAAGCGTTAAGCCGTCATGGTGGACTCGGTGGCCTCATAGTTCTGTTGCTTGTTTTTTGGATGCTGTTGGGGGCGTGGCAATCCGGCAATGATAATTATGAGGCAGACCGCGTGGAGCAAACAAGATGAAACGGATCATCATGCACTGGACTGCAGGACACCACGACCCTTCAATCTCGGACCTGAAACATTATCATGAGATTGTTGATGGGAGTGGTGTACGGCATGAGGGAAAATTCAAGCCCGAAGCTAATCTGAACCCGAAGTCTGGACACTACGCTGCACACACTCGGGCATTGAATACAGGTTCTATCGGGTTGGCAATGGCAGCGATGGCACTGGCGAAGGAAAGTCCATTCTCCCACGGGCCTAGTCCTATTACTCCTAAGCAGTTGAGGGAATTTGTAATCATGGTTGCCGAGTACTGCGACACGTACAATATCAAGGTCACGCCTAAGACCGTCCTATCCCACGCCGAGGTGCAGCCTACTCTTGGCGTCTGGCAGAGAGGGAAATGGGACATCACATGGTTGCCCGCATTAAATAAACCTGCAAACCCCGTGCTTGTTGGTGATATTCTTCGCACCATGGTATCGCGAGAGTTAGCAAAACTACAAACACCTGTGCAGAAACGTCGTACATTCTGGCAAAGGTTTTTCGGTGTTTAGACTGTACCTAATCATGGCGTTGTCCGCCGCTGCTATCGGAGGTTTCTTCTGGATTAGGCATGACGCCGCGAATGATCGAGAACGAGAACTTCGGGCCGAAGCGATTGACCGCACTGTGAATGAGATAAGATTGGACAAGGAGTCTGATGATGCTATCGATAAAAAGTCTGACGATGATCTACGCAACATTGCTAATGGCTGGCTGCGCAGACCCACTGGTCCCGAGTGAAGGGCCGCTGTTTTGTGACGTGGAACAGGTGCGAATATTTCCCTCACAAGAAGTGATCGACTATCGACTCCGCAGGGACAAAGAGAACTTTAAGCTCGATCTGAAAACAAATGAAACAGGTGCCCGTAGCTGTATGTGGACTAATGAAAGTTAAAACCATGATAAGTTATACAAATCTTAATATTGTTAGAGGACGGATACAACGACATACGACTGTAGATAAGTACGGGAGTGATACAGCTGTAGGGACAACCTATGCTCCAGTCACTTCAAATAAATTTTATAGGATGCCCCAAATATCGGGTGCAGAAAAATTACGGGTTAAGGCTGGAGACGTTACTAATAATAATGGACAAGCTGGCATATGGGCAATAACTGTGTACGGTATAGCCTCCACTGGATTGGCTGCGTCTGAAGTTTTATTGACCAACGGTACATCTGCAGGGGTGTTAGGTGAGATAGATTTTATTCGGGTTTATAGGGTGAAAGTTGCTGCATGCGGAACTTACGCTGCTGTTAGCATACCCTCCCATACCGTAGAAGTTATTATTGAAACTTCGGGTGGGGTTGAATGGGCTAAAATACCTGCAGTAAACTCTAAAGGCGAGGGCACTTCGCAAATCGCAGCCTATTCTACGGCATTCGGTGAAGAGATTTATTTGTCTCATTTAGAACTGCATGTAGATGCTAATAAACCTGTGGACTTTATACTGTATCGGCGAAAAGATTTCATGCGAACGGCTACGCCTTATCTAGCGGTAGAGGTTATAGATGAATTTCCGCAAGTCACCTCTAACCTTGTTATTAAAAACCCTTATCCTAAGAAAGGGTTTCCTGAATACACTGATATTTGGTTTGAGGCTAAAGCTACTCAAGTAGCGACAGCTGTGGCCAAATTCACTTTAATATCTACTGATCTAAGTTAATCTCACTATATAAAAAGGAACAATGTAATGGCTCAAAATCAACAAACTATCGAATGTCCGGTAGGTATCTGGACACAACTCACCAACGCTGACGTTACGGCGCTGACCTTCCAAGTTCTACGGGGTGCGGTTTTTATTCGGTGTACTACTGACACTACAGTGCCTACAGAACAGGAAGGAATTATCTATCAGCCTACGCAAGGGATGCTGACGGATGATATAACTGCGTTGACTTATCTTACGGCTGCAGATCGTGTTTGGGCGAAACCTGTTGGAGGCACTGCTAGTGCGGTGTATGTAGATCATGCGTAAACGACTTTATAATTTTGGACAGTTTGGACGGTTTGGTTCTGGCGGGGGTAGTGCTCCATCCACCACAACAGCCATTCAGGGCAACGTTAGTGTTGTGTTTGACTCTGCTGTGACCACAGGAAATTATATTGATGGCCCTGCTTATATAGTTGTTCCAACCGGAACTATTACGGCCACATCTAAAACACCTGCCCAAACGACCGTCAGCACTAAAATCGTGAACGGCACACAGAAAAACCCTGTTGTTGAAGCTAAACAAGGCTATGACGAGCGTGATGCAAATTTCTGGGACGCGTCAAGAAATGTAACTTTCCCTATGAGTGTGACAGCTGGTGATATTCTGGTGATGCCTATCTATAATTCATATGTTCTGTCTACAGACGGTATTGTATCAGAGTGGGCGTCGTTCCATATTGTGGCATCTGAGCCAGCGGCTAACAGTATGTCACCTGCGGCGATTGGTTGGACAGGTAGAACATCGAACACCCCATATGTGATTGATACTGCGACGTGGCTGGCTGCGCTTGGGTCTGACTACGACACATCCGCCCACACGGACGCGCCAACCTATGCTGAGATTATGTCCAGACTAGACTTTTATAATCCGATCATGGGGCAACACCAATCATATAATTGGTATCAAGTATTTTCACCTGCTGATAGTGGTGGGTCTAATAGTAGTCTGCAAAATTTTGGGTTAAACTATTCCGCAACATTCTCTGCCGCTGGGGCAGCATTGCGCAGCACAGAATACACAGACTCCGAAAAAACAGCTATATTGAAACGCTTGGTTTCCATAGGCGTCCAAATATATGACACCATGAAAGGTGAAGGAACTGCATTCGGAAAAGACGGGGGGCATTGGGGGTTCTATATTGTTCCGGTTGCGTTGGCTCTTGAGTTGACAGGGCGTTCGGCGTCGTTGGCTACGTTGGTTGCTGATCTATCTGGCAATTATGAGCAAATGTTCAGATTTGACGCAGCGCGGGTTACTGCAATGTCACCACACAGTCTAGCGGCGAATCCCTACGTCTCGCGTATTAGAACACTATCTGCGGTAGCGACCAACAACATCGAAATGGATGACTTTGCGTTAGAGCCATATTGGTATCACGTAACTGGCCTAAACATGGTGCGCAACGGAGGGTCTGCGGGGACTGCTGTTGTTAATTCAATGGCGAGCGAACACACGGCGGGCGGTGGGTTTGAGGTTGTAATTGACGCACAACCAAGCCCCGCCTTTGTAGATACTGAAAGCGCAGTTTTTGAGGCTCCATATACACACGCGGTTGGTGATGTTGATTGGGCGCTGAACGGATGGGGTGTTTCATATTCGCCATCAGCCACTGCCACATATAGGGACCAGAGTAAAGGTTCACTAGAGCTACTTACGCTGTATATGCTCGACGTCTTCCCTGATGACGCTGACATTTGGCGTGACTATATCATCCAAGCCAACACTGTTAACAGCCCAACAGCCACTTTAGACTGGCCTTCACACCACGGAACTTTCTACCCATTCACAGGGGGCGCGTTGAATTGGGCCACTGAGTGGTGGTCTGACTACTCTACGGATATTCTACCTGCCAACGATCCAGCAGTTACCATCCAAGGCGTAGGTGGAACGACATCCTACTCGTCAAGCCACACCTACAGCAGTTCAAGCAAAGTCGGGTCAGTCGCCCTGCCTGCCACATTCCCAGCTGGTAAATGGGTGGTGATGGTATCTATTGACGAACCTAAAACTATTACCTCTGTCACGATTGACGGGGTGGCCGCGACCCTGAAAGCATCGCACCTTGGCAGTGTAGACAATAGCTATTGTTACGAGGCTGACATTACCGGCGGGGTATCTGACGATATTGTTGTGGCCACAAGCGGTTCTGTGTCTACCCTGTGCGTTGCCGCGTGGCTTGTCGAGAACGCTTCTTATGTTGGCAATGTCGGGGTTGATGTCGCCTTCGGCAACCCCACTGTGGCCACGCTGGATATGAACACAACAGCAACAGACGCCCTGATGTGCTTGGCAACCTATGCCGATACAGCTGGCGCACCAACATGGGCAGGGCTTGTGGAGACTTCCGGCAACGACGATATGGGTGCCCGCAGGATGGTTAGTGCTGACTTGACGGGCGCAACTGGCGGCACACCGGAGGCGTTTGAACTTAGTGTCGCTTCAAATAATGCAGGGATCAATGCGCTCAACGTGCTTTACGGTTAGGATTGGCGAGCCACTCTATCTCGTAAGGTTGAATACGGAATACCTGTTACCCTAGCCGCCTTCTGTATGCTAGGGTAACGTACTCCATCTACCGTGACAGGCTTGGGCATTGTCGAATGGGTGAACAGGCCAACCTTGTCGATAGTACCTCGCTCAAGCGCTTGGTAGATTGCTTGTTTAGTTACCCCGAGGGCAAGAGCGGCAACAACTCCCGAGGGGTAGAGAGTACCACGGATTAAAACTGGGTTGCCTTTTCTATGTTTCATCTTACATCGCCTCCATTACCTTGGGAATATAACACGGTCCAAGTTTGTTTACTTCAACTTTTTCAAACACCCTCGATAGGACCATGATCCCTAAGATGCGCTCGACCGCATGTGAAGGTACTCTGGCGCTAAGGAAAGCTACCAGTTTGTGTTCGGGGATAGGCTTCATACCGCTGGCATTGTATAGTTCCATCGCAGTGTGGTAGCAATCTTTAAGCACCTTAGTGTCCCCACCGCTAGACATGCTGCGAAAAATGTCAGGCATGATGGCTTCGGCCTCGAGTAAGAGGTCCATAGATTGCTCGAAGTTAGCGTGAGTTATCACAAGCCCGTTGTCTTCCGCAGCACTACATACCATCATAAGTTTCAACACGTGGGCTGTTCGACGGGTTAGGTAATATGCGAGTTTGGGATGCGTAGGTGCAGGTGGATTTCCTGCAAGATGCCACTCATCAATAGCGCCTTGGGCGTCAGGCTCGAAGGCGAACTCTCCTGCCATTTTGTTCACGTCGATCAGATCGGTTTGCAAAGATTTGAACAGCTTTTCGTCAGATCGTTCAGCAGAAAATAGGCTCGTACGTTTTTGTTCTCCTGAGTATATCATAAGGCAACGGGCGATGAACCCCTGATCCCACGCACCTTCGGGCATGAACTCATTCAAGTAGCTCGGGGTGGTACAGGCATACATAGTTAGCTGCCCCCGCTCGATTACAACGTGAATGTCATTGCCCCTGCGTTTTTCCTCATAGCGTCCACAATCGTAGGCCGAGGTAAGCATGGACATGAAGTCACTGTCATACTGAGGAAGGAACACGCCAAGTTCGTCGATGGAAATCTGAAGGCTGTTAAAAGTAAGTACGGCTGGGATCATGTTCTGCCGCTGGATGTGTCGCTTGGCAGCATCGAACTCATCCACAAAACTAGCCTTAGTGAGGGAAGTGGACCCAACATGAAGATTATCAACCCCGCGCCATAGCCGGCTAACCCTCGAAGATAGAATGGTCTTGCCAATACCTGGAGGGGCAACAAGAATGATATACATATTGGGGTACAGGTCTGCGCCTAAAGTGTGGACCCACGTCTTTCGTTCCAATGCCCCTGATAGGCAAGCGATGGCTGACCACTTACGCAGTAGCTCGGATGAGGGTAAATTGTCGGTGTATTTGACAAACCCCTCAATCCAATTTTCTAATTTTCTAGTCATTATTTAAGGAGCTTTCTCACAGAGCGACGCGGCATTGGGCGAGTGCTGGCGGGGGCATGACGACTATCGGAGCCTTTCCACTTGATCAAGCCGTGAGGGTTGTCCTTGTTCTCATAGCCCCAGTTCCAACCTACCTGTGCTTCAACGGGAATTATAAACTCGCGATTTCTTTTTAACTGAATAGGCGCAAGCATTAACTCGTTAGCCAAGGGGACAAGCTCATCTTCCTGTTCTTCGGGAATGGATAGGAGAATGCTGTCGTGGACTTGAATGTGAAGCTGGAATGTCTCGCCGTTGTTATACTGCCAGAGGTTAAGAATACCTGCATTGATTGCATCACCTGTGGTTCCTTGGGGTGAGTAAGCAATAGCTGCGTTGATGATTTGTTGGTCATCCCGTCTACCGAAAAAGTAGCGACGACGCCCGAACAAGTTTGTAAGGCACCCTTCGGACTGCAGTTGGTCGATGGTCCACTGTTGCCACTCGGGTATACAAGGAAAAGCGGTGAAGTAGTTGTGCTGAAAGTCTGCGATTTGTTGCGCGGGAACCTTGGTGTGCATAGCCATGGTAGGAGGCTGACCGTAGTAGTTCGTACCGTGGCCTAGTTTCTTAGCCATGTCTCGGAAGGTCAGGTCTCGGTAGGCAATACCGTCGGCTATGGCTCGCCATCCTGCACGCTCGTCGGGCCATGGCAAGTCTCTCCATGCCATGTTGCACACAGTTGTGTGAAGATCGCCGCTTTCACAGGCGTCAAGATACGAGCCAGCCCACGCTTCTCCGTGACTCTCAACGAAGCAGTTCCAAGCAATTGCTCCCACTCCTCTGGAGTCAGCTTGCTCCAAATCGATGTTAATAAACTTGCGACCTTTAGGCGCGATAAAAATTCCACGGTTAGCAGGGTCCACGTTTTGTAAATTGGTACCGGTCCCGAAATCTGAAACACTCGAAGACACTCGTCCAGTGTTGGTCCCTGCAAGATTGATGTTACAACGGATGTGGCCATCGGGGTCTATCTCAGTTTTAAGGAAGCCGATAGCTTTCTTGAACTCTCGGATCGCAAGGACGTGAGCCACAAACGGCGCTGCATAGAAGTGAGCGGTCCCCAATTTTTCCAAGGTTTCCCTATCGGAAGCGGGGGCCATGTGGCCGTGGGAATTTCGTTTCTTGATAACTGGAAGGGCCAACTTTTCATAGAATAACTCCTTTACCTTGGTGTGAGAATTTGCATTGAAGTCAATATTCCAGCCTAGGCCTTCGTTAACCAGGCGATTGAGTTGGGCCGAGACGATGGCGAGTTGTGCCTCGTGAGATTTACGGATACGGGCGCGGGCTCGCTTGTCCACGGGCAGACCACGGAGCATCATCTCCATAAACGGGGCTTGAAGTTCAAGGGCTTTCTGATAGGTGTAGGTGGATACTTCATCCATCTCGGGCAGAATGTTTTTCCGTACCTCGGCGGTGATTACTACATCCAGTCCGTTGTAGACCCAATGCCGTTGGTCACTGTCCAGTGCGTCGATTGAGTCTCGATCTTCTGTGTTAACGATAAGCATCTAGGTTACTCCAAGATTAATGTGGGCTGTCCGGCAGGGGTAAGGTAGGTGTAGGGTAGGTGGATTGATTGGGCTGCTTTGAACTCTTGTTTCATGCCCTCGGAAGTTTTCCAACCATCAAGAGTGAGGAGATGAATTTCCTTACACGCTCGAAGTAGTTGCATATTGAATTTGAGGTAAGGTATGTGGTTCGTAGGCATGTCGAATTTCTGCGCGGCTTCATGCCAGTACATAATAGGCGACATGTAGATGATCCCCCTGTTAAAAGCGTTAACAACAACCTCGCGAGTTTCCTCGAAACGCTCTTGCATCTTCCAGTCGGATGGGCTGCTATAAGGCGAAGCTAGGTAAATCACTCGGCGGTTCCCCCTATGATGGGTAAGCTGGTCATGGTGCGAGCATCGTCAAGGTCTACCACAGCTGGAACGTTTAACTGGCGTTGCACTTCTGGCTCGAAGTGGATGGTCCACTGGGCGAAAGGAACTTCGGTATGCTGCATCGCTACGGCAAGATGCTCGGAGATTGTTTTCATTATGAAGCCTCGAGGATCACCGGACTTTTCAATCCTGCGACGGGTTAGTTGGACGGGTTGTTCATACACGCCACCTGAGCCTACAGCTGTGGAAAGGATGTGTGTGCGAAGGGTTGCGATTTTCATCAGTCTTCCTTTTTAATTGTATCGGTGCGCATGGCTTTCCATGCAACTTCGTCGGTGTAAATGCTTGCTAACATGCCAAGGGACTTACGTAGCTCGGGTTGTAAGGCGTGGTGCATAAGCATGGTATCATCACCCGCGTCTGGATTGGCAATGCCCATCAAGCGCCATAATTGTTGCATATCGTAGATGTAGTTCTGGCCATAAACACACTTGCCCATGCGCAGGACTCGGGCTACCCATTGCCATGCTATACGCTCGCTTGCACGATCGGGCCAATAGTTGCCGGAAGGTTTACGACTGTCGTAGAATGGTACGACCAAGGCGTGTTCAGGATTGGGCGCGAACCCTACGCAGGTTATCATGTTGGGTTTGTTCTCGATGTCCACTGAGATAGCATCGGCGGGCACGAGGTGATCTTGGAAGAAATCCTCCATGTCATTCAGCGAAGGTTCGATACGGAGGAGGTGTTTGGGGTAGCGAATTTCTGGAAACTCCAACTCCCGCGCGGCTTTGGTTAGGTCAGCCATCCAATAAGGTTTCTGTCCATAGGTCTGGTTGATCTGTTTTGGCGAAAAGGTAGGCAGGACTTTGGTGTTCGGTATACCTCCATGCCCTTCGGTAATGTACCCGCGAGCATAGGCGAGGGATGTTTGAGATGTGAGTGCCCACATTGCCATGTCGCCCATAGCGAGAACTAGGTTGGGCTTGGTGGTGTTGATGTAGTCCCATAGGTTATCAAGATGAACCTTGTACTCGGCGCGAACATACTTCCCTCGCTTGAAGTATTTCATCAAAGGGATGCCCTCGGACTTAGGCCCACATAAGGATAGAACTGAGCCACGAGGTGCTTGGATAGGGAAGACACAGGTGTAATCAGTACGGCGTGGGTCTATGCCACACTGCTTCATAATAGCTTTCAAGAAACGTCCGTTACCGTCCGAGAATGCGGCGTGGGCGTCTGCATCTTCCTTGGAATATAGTTCACCGACTATGAGAAGTTTAGGCATCGTGGTCCCCTTATATGGCTCGTCCCCCTTGGGGACAGTATGGCTCAACCCTCGAACATGGACTTATGTTTCTTCAGTGCCCGTGCGAGGAAATCTTCGTCCCGTTCTAGGCCAATCCCCGTTGATGCACCGGACTCAAGGGCCGCTCGGATTGAATTGCCACTGCCCATGGTTGGATCGAGCATATGAGTGCTGCTATCCACGAACATACGGAAGAAGTGGAGGAGCATGTCAACAGGCTTCTCGCTCATGTGAACGCGGGTTGCCTTGGGCACAACTGGATGGGCCATGACATTTCCCACAGCCTGTGCAATGAAGCGATCGCCACGAGAGCAGATGAATGCGGTTTCGTATATCCGACGAGGGCCACGCTTAGGGTCTGGAAGGACTCCGGTATTGTCGTTCTTGTGCCACACGAGTGGGAAGGGGTTAACGGTCCAGCCCATGTTAATAAGCAGGTCTAAGGTTTCTTTATAATAATCCATACTGAACCAGAACATTAAATGTGCCGACTCGGCAATAGTTCCGTCTGTCATACGATTGCCTAAAGTATCAATCAACTCGAAGTAAACATCTTTGGAGTCAGCATATCCTCCGAGGCTGTCCGATGCTCCGCCGTGGTGTTTATCAGCGTCAATGCCGTAAGGGAAATCACAGTGAATGAAATTGAACGGTTGCTCCAGTCCCTTCGGTTTCCATTCATTAAAGTCTGCGTGTTGAAATGCGAACCCGAGGGACTCTACCTGTGTGCCCACTACAAGACGGTCAACCTCGGGTTCATCCCCCACAACCGCTGAAGGGGAGAATTCCTCAGCAGCTTTTTCGGTGGGGGAAACTGTGTCGATTAAATTATCAACCGATTGTTTGGCGTCTGCGCCCATGCGTTGAGCTGCGCGAACAACGATACCACGGGCTACGGAATACTTATCCGCTGCGAGGACAAGTTCGTGTCCTTCTTCTATGGCGTCCTGTACGGCAAGACGAATTGAAAGTTTAGTAGTGGAGGTGCCAAGGGCTGAGGCGGTGTTGACCTGTGTCCACTCGGGATCGGCTTCCTTTCTCAGAGCATGGTAGGTAGCGATGGCTGCGCAGTGGTCACGCCAAGGAAGTTCTTCTCGCTTCACGTTTTCCTCCAACTCGATAAGGTGCTGGTCGGATACGGATAGGTCAGAGAAAACTGTGACGGGCACGTGGGTCCAGCCAAGCTGCTTACATGCAGAAAGGCGACGCTCACCTGCTATAAGGGTGTTATTCTCGTCAACGACGATAGGGTTAATCAGGCCTACGTTGGCGATGCTTTCTGCCAAGGACTCGATGTTAGTTAGTTCTTTACGCTGACGGTCGGGGTTGATATTAATCGAGTCGGTGGATATGTTTGACATTGGTGCTGGCCTTTGGTTTGGGGAAGGAAGCATACCCCCGCCGCAGCTGAGTTCGGGAGGAAGACGTTCGCGGCGAGGGTACTATGATGGAGGTTAGTCCATCAATGGGGCGGTGCCACGGATTTCCGCGTACACAACTGAAGGATCACGTTTGTCAGGGACGTGCTTGATAGTGCCAAGAAACTGAGCGTTGACCGCATTGGCCAGCATTTCGCCCATAGTGTCACCTTCAACCTGGAGGTGTGACTCCAAGAATTTCTTCAGCTGAAACTCGGAACGCTTGTACGAGGTTTCTTCCTCGGGATCGGTTGGGAACATAAACTGAACGCGAGAAGGTGTGTCCAAAACTTTGCCGAACTCTGCCAGATCATCTTCGTCAACATCGTCCTCGGCAGACAGAACTTTGACCGGGAGGGTAACGAAATCCCATGCTTCTGTTTCGCGTACCGTGTGGGCCTTGGTAACCATGAAGATGTAGGTGCCCACTGGAAGGATTGGTGGGGCAACAACATCATCGGGTTTCTTATCGAGTGCATCAGTGAACTTCATAGCCATGTTGGTAGTCTCCTTTAAGCGCATTAAATGTTACCTACTGGTTGCGCTACGGGCAGCAGGTAATGGGTTAGTTAGCCTTTGATGGATTTAACCACGTCAAGGACTCCGGTGTTCAGGGGCAGTACACGTCCCACTCCTTCTTCGTTCGGTACTTTCAGATCGAGGAAAGAAGTTGGCCGCGTGATTATGGAACGCTTAACCTTTTCTCCAGTGCCTGTTGACTGTGCCGCCATCATCGTGTTGAAGAACTTGGCGAGCTTCGGGCCAAGGGCAGAGCCGATTGATGAGGCGTAGCCTTTAGTGCCCATGTCAGTCTCGACCATAGTAATGTGCGAACATACAATTACGTTCGTGTTAAACTCGGTGGATGTAACTTTGTCAATCAGAGTTTCGATCTGTTGTTGCGCCGAGAAATAGATTTGCCGTTTATCCTTGGCGGCAGGGTCAAGGGAGTGTGCCCAATTGTAGGCTGCACGTCCAGCTGCGGTGAGAGAGTCGATTACGAGGAAGGTGTCGTCACCCCACTCGGAAGGAATGGAGTCGTCGTCCCAAATTTCGAGGGCTTTAAGCATGTCGATGTATGCCGTGGCCCGACCTTTAAGGATAAGACCTCCACCAGCTGCCCCTTTGTATTCGTCACGGAAGGACTGGTAGTCTACGTTCTTCATCATTTCTGGGCACTGAAGTTTGATCTGATGAACGAGGGAGTCGAGGCCGTTGTCCATGTCAAGGATGCGGAGTTTGTACCCTGCCTTTACAAGAGAGACTAGGGAACCAGTCTTACCGGAACCGGACTCTCCTATGTATAGGAGGTTGACGATGGTGTTGGTGTCGCGGGATGTGAGTGCGGTCATGGGCGAGGTTCCTTTATAATGCGAAAGTATTTACAGCTGCTAGAAAAATTAACAACATGATTAGTAGTATTATGCTAAATCTTGGTTCCATAACTTATCTCCGTTCCAGTGGGTCCCAACGGGGACGTTGTACAAAATCACCTGCAAGGAAGTTTGCGCGGTGTTCGGGGCTGCGTTGGCAAATCTTACGGAAAGCACAGCCACCGTAGTCATTGCAGGATGAGGTGTTCATAGGGTAGAACCCCGAGTCATGGGCAATACGGGCTTGCTCGATATAGTGGTCAACGGTGATCTGCCACTCTTCGAGGTTGGCCTTGGATCGTGGGACGAAACCCCTGCCGAAACGAGAGAAGCCAACGGCAATCTGTGCGGCGTCGATGATCACACCCTTAACTGGGATGTCGTAGCCCACAGTTGCGGCGTAGGTATAGCCGGACATTTGTACGTCGAGAGTGAATTGTTCGAAAAAGTACGCCGTGACTGCAGCGCCTGTGGTTTTCTGATCCATCACCATGATGTCGGCGTTATACTCAACCACCTTATCCATGTGACCGCAGTATAGGATGTCCTTACTATGTTTAGACTCAAAGGGTACGGCGAAGGAAAGTTCCACTGCGGGAGAACCGTCGTCAAGGTGGACGAGTGGTAGGTCGAGGGTCGGGTCCGATAGGTAGAACTGATCGAGATACCAGACTATTGTTCGGATGAGAGTGTCACGGGTTTTCGAAGCATGGCCGGAGTCCCATGCCGTTCCAGTGCCGGAGATGGCATGTCCGTTATCGTCAAGCTCGTGGTGCCATGTAGCAAGCAGGGCTTCGTGAACGACTGTGCGAATTGCCTCCTCAGGCGTTGCTCCATCGGCAAGGTATTTGTAGAAATGCTCAAGAGCCGTAGCATAGACTCCCCCGAAAATTAGGTGGACTGATTTGTTCACAGGTTGCCAACCTTGGAGGTTGACGAACTGGTAGTACCTCGGGCAACGCATGAAATTGCTGATTGAGGTAGCATCCCATGCAAATTGCTGTCCACTGGACGTGAATGATAATAGTTTGGGCATTTGGCAGACTCCTGTTAATAAGTTTCGTTCACATGTTCAAGACGCTCTACACAACAGACCATAGTAAAAAAAGGCTTTATCTCCCGCCTCGTTCATGACATATAATTTATTAATACTGTTGCATTCTATAACCGTTACAATGTCTCCAATTTTGGAGAACCCTGGAGCTCCTACACCTGTTATACGTAGTTTGTCTCCTTTTTTAGTCGTGGCATGATCAATCATATTAATTCTCCTTAGATACCAAGATTGGCGAGATCGACGGGCGCGAGTTCCTTGGCGATTTCCTTGCGGGCTTTTGCTGCTTTAGACAAAGGTTTCATCGAACCAGCTTTAGTGTCGCCGTTGATGAAATTCTTGCGTGACTTACGCAGGGCTTTGATGATATCGTCAAGATCGCGCTCGGATAGTCCGAGTGGATCACGGTGCATCAGGATGTTGAGTGGGGTGGGTTCGGTATCGGGCATGGGAAGGGCTCCTAGTCTGGGTTGTTGTTAGCGGCTTCAGCGGCTTGGACTTTCACCTTGTCCACAAAGTTGGATACGATCTTGCGCACAGCGTGGGCTGCTTGTCTTGGGGGAAGGGTTTCACGGAGGTAGGCGTAGTCGCCACGCCGTAGCCAAAGGGTATGCTTTTCCATCTCATCTTTATTCGCCATCGGCTTGCTCCGTGGTTGAGGATTTTACAATCCAAAGGTGACTTTCAGGTTCGGTGCGGGAGACCTCAAACTTGAGGACTGAAAATTCTGGTTGGGTTTTCTTGGCTGCGTAAAGTTTGGTGCGAAGACGTTCAGGGTTTGACGTTAGGATTATTACCCCTCGCTCGGAAGCAAGTGCGTGGCCTAGGAGGGCTAAGTGGGATGGTTCGATTTTCACAGGTGCAGCCTTTCATGGGTAGGTAGGCAGGGCGCGAACGCCCCACCAGTTTTTGTAAGTGGTATTAGGCTGCTTCGGCGGGCGCAAGGTCCAAGCCTTCGAGGGTGTTTTCGGCAATTTTTTCGGCTTCGGCAAGGCGTTTCTTGGCCAGCTTTATGATGTCCTCGCGTTCGCTGCTTTGAATGACAGCGGCTGCCAGTTTGTCTTTGTCAACATCGCCAACTTTCTGGCCGCGTGCTTTGAGTGCTGCGACGATTTGTTCGCGGGCGATCTTGCGAGCTTCCCGTTCGGTTGGGGAGAGGGAAGAACGACCGCCGCCGACGGATGCGAGGGTAAACTCGTATTCCTTGTCGTATAGTTTGACTGCCTTTACAAGTTCGGCCATTGCATCGGCTGGCATTTCTTCTGCGTCGCCACGGGCTGCCTTTACCTTGGCCGCCATGTTGTTGCGGATATTTTCGGCGCGCACTTGGTTCAACGCTTTGGCCTCGGCAACAGTGATAGAGTGGCCTTCGGTATAGGGCGTGGATACTGAGAAAGTTTCACCTGCAATGGTTAGCTCGCGGGATGTTTGTTCGGTCATAGTGGACTCCTTAAAGTCATGAGTTGGGCGCTAATTGCGCGGGGTAGTCTGGCGAATGCCACCCGTCTTTATTGCATACGGGGGCGGTAATGTCAAGATATTAGGTCAGTTAAATATGGATGGTCCCCCGTGGGGACGTGCCATACATTACTGCATTGGCATCCCTTCTACATCGGACTCGTCGGACGCACAATAAACACAGGGTTCTGTGTTAAGTCCTTTGCTGATTTGGGCTGAGAGAAACTTGGTGCCCTCAAAGCAGATTTCTCCGTATGCTCTCTGAAAGGCTTCGGAGGAGATGCCCGCTCCCTCCAAGTCTTCGAGTGTCATGGCAGTGATGATGCGATCGAGAAGGACACCTGCCATTAGGCCGATGAGTTCAACGTAGACTGCGGAACTTTTATTGGCACGGATTTTTTCCTTGTACTCCTCAGGGATTTGAGAGAGCACCCACTCCATACAACTATCAGCCATAGTGGAGATTTCTTCGTCGGTTATAGTAAGATGTATGTCCATCATTCTTCTCCTTCTTCAGTTGCCCATGCTAGGCAATCTTCACTGTTGATGTAGGTAAGGCGGTCGAGGCTGCGTGTGCAAGCCACGTACTTTATGTTCTTCTCCTGCCCTTCGTCGCCGATGAGGTGATGGTCAAGAATGAAGACGTGTTTATACTCCATGCCCTTGGCTTTGTGAACAGTCATGAGTTCGACCGGACCTTCATAGGCGGCGAGGTTTGTGGCGAGGATAATCGCCTCTTCGAGAAGGAGAGACTGCCGGATGAATACTCGCATACACTCGGCAATATCGGCGTTGGTTTTCGCGGCACGAGATCGACGATCGGCATCAAGGTGCCACTGGTCAATGGCGATCAGGCAATCAGAAGCTGGCATACGCAACGGGCCGAGGGACTTCAGATTTTTCACGATCGTTTTCACGATGTCGTTTGAGAGAAGGTTGGCGTAACGGCCTTGCTTGAAAAACTCTACGGCAAGAGAGAATAAAGGAGCGTTGTTCCGACAGATCACGGCGGCAGAGTCGGGGATGTCTCCGATGTCCCACTCGGGAAGGACTTCAACCGAACCCGAGGTAGGATTTCCTTCCCACCACGTCATGTGGGGTGCGCGCCATTGAACGTGCTTTACGATTTCCTCGGGGCAACGGAAAGATGTTGATAGGGACAGCTCCTTCATCTTGAAACTCTGTTTCATTTCTGCCATGGACTTCTCATGTGCGCCTCGGAAACCGTAGATGGCTTGGCAAGGGTCACCTACCGCGATGAGGCGATAGCGCGCGAGCTTGGTCAAGAACCTGTGGTTCAAGGTAGATAGGTCTTGCGCCTCGTCTACCATCACAAGAGCATGAATAGGCATGACCGAGCGGAAAACGGCGGGCATTAGAATTTGATCGTCGAAGTCAATGGTGCCAGCGAAGGCTTGTTGACAAGAGCGATACATGCACTGATCGACGATGTCCATTTCCACAGAGGTGAGTTTAAATTCACAGGTTGAGAAGAACTCCTCACCTACCACAGGGGATGGCCGTTTTTTCTGGTAGTCCTCGATTACCTTGCGCGGAAGGTAGCCAGAGGTTTTGGCCTCTTCGAAGGTTTTCAGCAGGGCGCGGAAGGATTTCCACAAAGCCTGTTGCTTATCCTTCGGATGCTCCTTGATGATGTTCGAGAGGATGGTGAACTTCTTTTTGAAAGAGAGGTTTAAGCGGGCTCCGATGGTGTCTTTCCAGATGCTGTGGCCGAGACCGTTAAGGGTGGCGGCTCGACAATTGGCGGGAAGACGTTCTTGCATCTCGATGGCGACCTTTTTGTTAAAGGCTAGGCAAAGGATGTCAACCTTAGGCAGGGCTTCGGCTAAAAGGACAAGGGTGGAGGTCTTGGCCGCCCCCGCAAGGGCAGAGACTAGGAGGTTATCCTTGGTCGATTTGGCTGCGTGGATGATGGCATCCTGCTCAGCAGTAGGGGTGAAGGTGGGCATGGGAGGGTTCCTTTTTATAAGCCAAGTGATTTTAGTAGATCGTCGGGGTCGTCGGTAGGCATGAGGTCGGCAAGTTCCTTTCGCCTCGTGGCGTCGGCCTCGGCTTTCGCTATAGTGTATTCATAGTTCTCCATGCAATGGGCCTGTAGCCATGGGAGGAGTTCTTCGGGCTGAATGGTGACAACTAGGTTCCGAGGGTTGAAGCCGTTAAGGATGTCTACCGTTCCATCTGGGCAAAAGCAAATGCAGTATGATGGGAGGTGATATTTGGCCGACTCGGAATACTGGTGTGGGATAGGGGAGTCAGGCATCGGAAATGCCACTGCATTCAGAAGGGTAAGGTTCGCCGACAATAACTTCCAGTCCACAACGAACACATTCAACCATATCGTTATAAGATTGACCGAACTCATGTTCAGAAGCTGAGGCTACCCTTTTCCCCTGCGGGGGGCTGTTGTCTACGTTACACTCTCCCGCAATGGCCGCGTAGGCAGCGGCGTCAATGTATGTGTCGGCCTTGAAACCTCCCGAAAATGTGCGGGCGATTTTGAGGAGGGACATCATGTGTGCTACGTCCTCGGCGGATAGGACATTAGGGAAGCCATGCTTGGCCTTGAGGTAAGCTTCCCACATCGTGGCGATGTTGGCCATGCTTTCTACAGGCGGGCCGTAGTCGGCTTCACGATTGGTCATGGTGATAACGTTGGCCTCGACAAGAATTTCATTACGGGTTTTCATCAGTAGGTTCCTTTTCTGGAGAGCGGAATTGAATAGCGAACTGCAGGCCAATGGGACAGGTGCAGGATATGTAGTTGACGACTGAGTCAACCCACCGAATGGTGTAACCTTTGTCTTTGCATAAAGGGCAGGGTGGTTTAGTTTTCATGTCTTCCCCTCGATCTCGGACAGGGCTTTGCGGGCGATAAACTGTGCATCTGATATTTGTATTTCAAAAGACATAGAAAGGCCAATGCCAATACTTTTTATTTCACGTAACGCGTCCACAGCCACAGCCAGCTTGCCCAGTGCCTCGTCACGTTCATGCCGCAAATCTGCAAGCTGGGCCAATAGGTTGATGGCGTGTTCGTCAGACGCTTGCTTGCCTGTGCGCCACTCGTCACGTTCGGCGCGTAGGGCTTTGATTAGTTCTACCATTTGCGGGATACCCGCCTCATTGTCGGCAAACGGAGCTGCGTTACATACTCGCTCAACAT